TGACCGGTATTTGGTCATCAATCGCTCTGGCCTTAGTGTTATCACCGCTACACGGCACCACCACCACGGTTTTAACGGCAAAAGATGTATCTGCAACCAAAGTGCTGTCTAGGACAGGCAAAATGCCAGTAGCAGTCATTACAACCGTGAAGACTGGAGCCCAAGCCCCTGTCTCTCGCGTGTTTTTCTCCCAAAAAAGCCAGCCGACTTCATCTCCCCAATTTGTAGTTTGATACAAAGAATCCGCATCCTGGTCTGTCACTAAACAGCCAAATTTTACCGCTTTGCGTTCCTGGTCAACACCGGCTGTATGCTCTCTATAAATCTTTCGACCTTGTCTGCCTTGATCTTCTAAATAACTCATTTTTTTACCGGAGTGTCGTAACCCTAATCAAGATTAGATTTACCACACTTACTCTAAATAAAAGTTAAAAACATTACCCTGCGTGTCTGTATTTAAAACCAAATTAAACTCAGGAAAAGTAACTCTAAATTCTGCGTCTGGGTCACCTTGTCCGGGCAAAGCAACAAAATAAGCATAAGTAGCTATCCCCACTAGTTCTTTGATTCCCGGATAAATTCTGCCAATTTTAAAAGGAGGTGTATTGTCTATAAACATCGTAAGAGGATCAATTGGTATTATAGCTAATATTTCGCCACCCGGAGTTGGTGTCCAACCACCAGCACCATCAGCAATTACAGGCCGTCCTGTTGTGCCCCCTAAATCCTCAATATATAAAAATCCGGTGCCTCCTCCAAATTCTAAGGGGGTAAAAATCAATTCATAATCGAGATCCGAGCTGGCCTGCATCACCAATCCGAAGTCCCCACTGACCGGTATTTGGTCATCAATCGCTCTGGCCTTAGTGTTATCACCGCTACACGGCACCACCACCACGGTTTTAACGGCAAAAGATGTATCTGCAACCAAAGTGCTGTCTAGGACAGGCAAAATGCCTGTGGCAGTCATTACAACCGTGAAGACTGGAGCCCAAGCCCCTGTCTCTCGCGTGTTTTTCTCCCAAAAAAGCCAGCCGACTTCATCTCCCCAATTTGTAGTTTGATACAAAGAATCCGCGTCCTGGTCTGTCACTAAACAGCCAAATTTTACCGCTTTGCGTTCCTGGTCAACACCGGCTGTATGCTCTCTATAAATCTTTCGACCTTGTCTGCCTTGATCTTCTAAATAACTCATTTTCTAATCTCGTTCGCGGTGTCTCCGCGTGTTACGTGTTTATGCAAATAATTTATAGTATCTTGGGGCAAAGTCTGTTCTAAAGTAGGATCCGGAGGTGTATCACGCATATCGATTATGGTTTGTAGCCCTCCCTCACCAAACGTATATGTTACACTCTTTAAGTTTCCATTTAATTTAATCATTTGCGCGCCAGCCATTTTGACCTGTCCCACAACCCGATCCCTAAACTGATTCATTATTTTTGCCGCCTCAGAGGCAGCTAACGCAGTAATTATCTTTTCGTTGAGTGGTATTGCCGGATCATAATCCACTGCCTCCGCACCGTCATTGTTAAACTGTCGCAAAGGGAATCTGGCAAATTCCATCCTGCTCAGGTACTCAATGTTAGGCCCTGTTCCCGTGCCATAGTCCCAAGAAACAGGATAATATTTCCCAGCGAAATTATAACGAGTTGTGCCCCATGTGTCCTCTTTGCTATCTGCCTGCCAGACCACAGAAATTATAGTTTCTAATGTATGCTGCTCCCTCAAGTTTGCTTGTGACCACAAATGCTTTGACGCAGAAGGAGAAATCCCAGGCAAATTATCAATCGCAGAAGGGATTACGGCTTCAACATTTTGCGTCAAATCAGGCGGATAAGACACGCGAAAAATACCAAGAGCCTCATTTTCCACAACTACCGTTCCAAGGGTCGGCCGCTGTCGATACGGGTCTTCATCCGTTACAACCCAATTATAACTTAGATGTGCCCAGGAGGCTGTGTTTTTGGCCACTGACGGGGTACGGACTCTAGGGATTATGCAATAGTCTGCCCAAAGCGGCGAGGGGGGGGAAAAGTGAGAATAATTGTCAATTATAGAAACTCGCCTCGCCTCCCAAAACTTAATTTGGTCGACGTAATAAGGGTCTATTTGATAGCACTGCCGATAATGACTTTTTATCGCATTTGCAAGTTGCATCGCTAAATTGTAATTTCCAAGTATCTCTATTCCTCCCGATATCGTCGTAAGAAGCAAAGCGATATGGAATTCAAGTCGACTTGAAAACCACAAAGTTCTAACTGATGCGTCGCTAACACCTATTGCCTCAAGAAGCCTCCACATTGGGATATATTCCCCAACTTTAAAGTTAGAATAAGGAACCGGAACTCGAACAATATTTTCACAACCCAAAACTCTTCTTAATTCAATATCCTCCTGCTTGTCCAGGCCGCTGGAGGAAAGAGGAAGCGCGGTCGGTGCCCACATTTCATAGGATATATTCTGACTTGTAGAAGCAACCAGCTTCGTCTCAACCTTCTTTTCAAATTTGACAGTAACTTTTTGGGGACGTATTCGACTAAGTTCCTGCCTGTAAAGAATTCCAGGCCCGGTTTTTTCATAAGCCTGAGCTTGTAAAAGAAGATCAATCTCAGCTCCATCAAAATAATCTATGCTGTAGACATAAACCTTCCCGTTTGGCAGTATTCCCAAATTCATCCTTGACCTGGCGAGCAAATTAGCAAATCCAGAATAAACATCTACGCCCTCTAACTCAACGTTTTCAACAATATAAGAATGATCTGCTTGACTAACAGTAGAATCAAAATCTATGTCCATTTTCCCCATTTCTATTTCGAGAATTTCTTTTATAGAGAATGGCTTTCCGTCGTTTTTAACTGACCATGGCAGGTATCTCCCTACAGAATAGGTGTCTATCGCTGCCCGCAAAGAAGCGGGGTCTAAAATAGGAGAGGTTACAGAAATACCAATTTCGTTTTTTTGCCTAGTCTTATTATACGCGCAATAGAATTTCTTACCACGCCACGAAAACCTTACGTCTCCCAGTTGCCACATTGTATGGAAATCATCTACCCCTTTCCCTTGCATGAGATAGACCTGATTAAACTCCAATACGCGAGACTGAAATCCTGTAAAATTTGTGCCTCCAAACACCTCTAACTTAATCGTAGTGGGGTTAGGGACCGCTTTTAGTTGGTTATCCAAAGGCCCATTAGGCACTACAAAAGAAGTGAAATAGGGAGACGGGCCAGCCGTAAGCGACCAACTAAACTCGTGCTGGATCATAGGCACATCGCCAATTATTACGCGAGGCTCAGACCACATTAGTAGACCCCCCCCGTGTTTGCCAAACCTGCAACGTAAAGAAAATTTTGAGTGAAACTGGCGACATATAGAGTGATTTCACCTAAACCCGCAGCAGTGCCAGAACCCGCACCCACGCGCTTTTTTTGGATATTGCGCTGGATGTCAAGCTGGATATACTCTGGCCCCAGGCTCGGAGGTTCCCAAATTCCCAAATTCGCAAGCTGTAAAACCTGAATACTCCTCCGAAAAAGTCTTTGCTCCCCTAAACTATATATATTGTAAGTGTTCGGCTTGCCATCCCATATTTTTTGATACGTAATCCCTGCATTTTTATTCATCGTGATAGTCTCTGATAACTGAATTATCTGAGACGACGAGCGAGGAGCAATAAAAGTAATTGAGCCGGACACTGCGTAAGTGTGCGGATTAATCCTGTAATTTTCGTTCTGAGCGACATAGTTTTGCCCCGATTGCGAAAAGTTCGTTAATCCAAGCACATCGTAAGCGTGCTTGACAAGCCATGGTCTTATCGTATTAATGTAAATATCGTTTATTCCTGTATCTAAAACAACTGCGTCTCTCGAAATCTGCGCAGAATAATTGACCGTGACCGTCACGGGTGCTAAAGAATTAAATCCAGCCTCACTTAATCCATACTCTTGACCCAAATTTACGCTATAATCACATTGTGCCAAAACAATACTCGCTACATTTAGCTCCGATTCGCTGTCATTTGTCAATAATTCGTTATAAACGAGAGTAGAGTTGCATATCTTTTGCTCCATCTCTTCTCGAACATTTTCGCTTATTAGCTCGTAAGCGCCTCCAAGAGACGTAAGAATCGAAGCTGCCCAAGTTTTACCGGCTAAAGTGTAGTTCGCCAATGCCGAACTGGCACCACCGGCGGTATAAGTTAAAGTAAAATTAACGGTGCGTCTCCGGCTCCCAGGATAAGCAATAGTAAAATTGGCATCTCGTCTATACCCATAACCTACTGCGTCAGCCGGCAACTCGCAAACAAGCGAGAATCTATAAAATCGCAAGGTGTCATCATCGCTTGTGTTTGAAATTAAGGCTAAATTCGGCACAGCCAAAAATCCCGTGTTTGCCGTATGACCGTATGAATACTGCGGAGAGCCACCAAAGCTCATTGTCAAATCTTTGTTTTTTTGCCTTAATGCTATCTCTGCCGTATCCGCGCTGCTATGGGACACAGCAAACTCACATGAAAAAGAAAGAGTATTATATTGTTCGGAAAGAGTAAAATTATTGTAGCTGGCTGGTATGCTATAACTATTATAGACCACCGCTATAGTAGTCTTTTCTTGATACCTGCGTGAAAACGAAAGAATTTTGTTTTCCTGCTCGTAACTTACCGAGCTGTGCAAGAGCTCCGCAGACCCTACCAGACCAGCAGCAATCGCATTTGCCCATGTCGGACCGTAAGTGTCATAATTCTGTTTTGCCGTTTTTACACCGCTTCCGCCGTCAGGAGAACCGGTATATTTCCCAGATATATTAACGATTTTTCGCTGCTGGATACTCTGCTCCATAGCGATTTGGGCCTCTTGGCGAAAGTCGTAGCCCGTTAAATCAGCAGGAAGCGAAAGCTCCAAACTGAATTTGTATGCCCGTGACCTGGCAGTCGAAAGCTCGTTTGTGATCTTGTCCAAACTTGCCTCTTGTAGAAACCCCGTGTTTGCAGAATGAGAAAAAGAATATTCCGCAGTTGCTCCAAACGTAAGAGTAAACGTCGCGTATCTGTCCCTTAGCTTCGATTCGGCTAAGGCGCAAGCCGTGACAAAATTTGACTCTGTGTCTGACGTTACAACAAACGTACACGAAAACACCGCTTTCGTATAACTCTTTGAGAAAAAGAATTTGTCGTAGATATTCGGGATTGTGTATCCGTTATAAACCGCTGTTATATCCGCCATTTATTATTCCCCATGAGCTTGCCAATTTTTATATATGTCTCGCTGTTGTTTCCCCCTTAACTGAGAGAAGTCATTATGATAATATTCTCGTCCTTCTTCCCTGTAAAACGACCCTTCAATCACATTGTCTATTACGTCTGTTCCGGAAAACCGCATTTCCTCATTCATTAAAAGCTGTGCGTGCATCCCTCTTTTCCCTTTTCTTTGCAGATTTTCATAAAGAGTCCCACTTTCCTCTCTTGACAAAGGATGACCTGCTTCAGCATATTCTTTGGCTATTTTTCTCGCTTCGATACGCGGTTCAAAAGTTGCCTCAACCGTAGCCGTTGCGCCGCTTGCGATATCCTTACCTATGTTTTGCAGGGTTTGCGTGATCGGGGCCACAAGCGCAGTACCAAGCAAAGTAAACCCAGTGCTTATGCCGGCCGTTATACCACCAACCACCGCCCCCATGTGCTTGTCTATATTAAACGCACCTTTCGCCTCCTGAAGAATCGGACTTTTTCCAAGATCCATAAAATCCGAGCCTTTTTTTTGCTGCCCCGCCTGATTCGTCGCTGTTGCGTTGTTTTGCGCAGAAGTCGCTAACTTCTCTAGCGTAATAATCAACTGTCTCATCGTTTCCTCGGAAACCATTAGTATACACTCCAACAATATGCGTTAAAAACAAGAGAAGCAAAATACAAAGGAACATTATGACCAATAAAAGCCGACTTAGAGATGTTTTTGGAGACTAACACAACCTTATCGGTTGAGAGAGTGATCTGCTTAACTAGATCAGTTAGCACTTCTTTCTCTATAGCCTTTAGGCCAGCTCCGCTACTTGTGTCTGGTACGCGATTACGGCCTAAAACCCCGCCTTCGCCGTAATTTTGCGCGATATTTTCGACAAAAAGCATGATCGTAAAATTTTGGATCTGTAAACCCGGATGTTCATCATGGGATAGCGTACCCTGATCGACCACAAATGCGCAGGGTTTGGCATATTGCGACAGAGCCATAATCGGGGTGTCACCAACCACATAAACGCTACTTGGCCCGAATACCTTATTGGCTGTACCAGGCCAAACTAACACCCTTAATGCATCTCTGGTGCGTGAGAGAATCTGTTCTGGTGTCATATCCTTACCAATCCGTATAATCGCATTATCATGATTTTCCCTTCCTTTTCTGCGCAATTCTATCTAATCTACCCTTCCCTTTTGCAGTATTGGGAGATTTAGCGGAAAAAATTTCCGCAAAAATCCGGGCATATATTTCTTCTTCTTCGGGAGAAATCATAAAAGCGGGTGCATCTACGCCTTTGTTCCTTTTCGCAGGCACTTCTACGCGTTTGTTCGTTTTCACAATTTATACTCCTTTTGCTTGTAAATACGCCTCTAGCGTCCTTCTGCCTACGCTTTCTTTCTCCAAATCCATGTATCCTTGCCATTTCGTACCCATCAAGATTGCTTTCCCAACTAAAAAATTGCCTGCTCTGTCGTAATAGAGTGGATCGTCTAATCTTTCCCTAATAAGCGTCGTAAATTTCCCATCTTTTTTTATCTCCTCTTTTGGAATGTGCACAGATGCAATTTGGGCCATTTCCGCAGGAGTTTCAGCCATAAATTTTTTTCTACCCGTTAAACTTTGTACTACTCTATTTGCAGCGTCTTTAAACTTCTTTCTAGTTTCCGTCTCGGCATTAAAACCGGTTCGGGCCCAAACGTAAGCCCCATGCGATAGACCCGCTTCTAAAAAAAGCCTACGAAATTTGAATTTATCGTAAAACGTAAGTGCATCACGCAGCGCCTTAGGTGCCTTACCCCCTCCTTGTTTATAAAGAACAAGAGCTTCTTGTTCCACAGTTTTGTTTATAAAATCAACGCTTATTATCACGACACCCTCATCGCTATTTGCTTCGATCCGTATTGCAGAATATCCTCCGAATATTTTTATTTTCACATCTTTTCCTAAGACAGAAAGGGCTTGTAAAAGATCGTCTTTTGTTAGGGATTCCGGCGCAAGAAGATGTTTAAGAGTTTCTTTTTCTGCGGGACTAAAGCCGGCGTATCTAAAAAAATCAAGCTTTTCCCTAGCCTCAAGATACAGGCTCGTCGTAGCAATAAGCTTAGATCGCGCTTTGCTGAATCTCTCCCTTTGCTGTTTTACTCTGCGGCTAAAAAGATCGTGTCTCTCCGTCCCCTCGGCCTCTTTACCCAGTGCCTCCTCTTGCTTTTTTAAAGTTGCCTCGATTTTATCTCTTTTTGCTTGTTGCTCCGCAACCCCCTTTGCCAACTCGGATACTTTTTCTTGTTGAGCCCCTTCTGATTCGCGCATGTAATATAGTTTTTGCCCTTTCCCCCCTTCCACCTCACACACAGAATTTGGATCTTGTGCCAAAAGCGCCTGTGCCGCCGCAGAAGATAAAGGTCTACCGCCAGGACGATCACACCCAAATCGTATTATCATCTCAATCCTTTTTTTCTGGTAAGAACGTAATATAAAATAAATTTCCAAGCGGTCTCGGAATTGAAAACTCCCGATTCTCTTCATTCATAGCCATATACTCATGGTAATCACTCAGCGGATGCAAGTCAATCACCCCGTCGTCAGCAAGTTGCATCAACATGTCTTTAAATTCAGGTAGAGAAATATTAGAATTCTTTTTCAATTCTGCATAAACCTCACGAATATTAGATGTCGCACTAAGACCGTGTGACTGGGCCTTGTTTTTTTTATCCGCTTCGTCGTAAGCAGACCTAAAATCTTTTAAAAGTTTTGGCGAATATTCTTTTCGTTCTTTCTCCTCGTAAATGTAGTAACTTTGTCCAGGCCAAGAAACATTATCGTCAGAGTCTTTATTCATTTTCCCCGCATCGATCAATGAGTTCAGCATCGACCGAAAGTTTACTCTCGGAATTCCGAGCTTTTCCGCCAACTCAGCTTCGTGCATAGTCGCACCAGCCCCCTTCGGGTCATTTGCATTTCTTTTCATCAACTCTCTTTCTATCCGTTTTTCCAAAGTTTTGGAGACCAACTTCTCCCAAACTAAAGCTTGGGAGGATTTCGTCTCAGGCTTCGTCTCAGGCTTCGTCTCAGGCTTCGTCTCAGGCGTCGTCTCAGGCTTCGTCTTTCCCCCTACATCTTTTAACAACGCTTTCGCCTCAGCATACTTCGTTTCATCCGCTTTAAGCCTCTCAACCGCTTTTTGCAGTCTCTCCCTCTGCCGTGCGACCCTGCCGCCTAAGACCCCGTGCTTCTTGGTGCCCTCCTTCGCTTTGCCGAGTGCCTCCTCTTGCTTCTTTAACCTCGTCTCATGCTTTCCCACCCTCTCCTCAGATTCGACCTTCTCTGCGATGCCTTTGCGGCGATAGTACTTAGGATTATCGGGTTTACTGCCAACGCCGAGACAAACAGAATCCTTATCTTTTGCCAATAAAGCGCGCGCTGTGGTCGGCGAAAGGGTCCTCCCCCCAGGTTTCTCACAGCCAAATCGTATTATCATCTTAAAACCCCCGATCCAATCAAACCCATATAATAAAGACCTTCTGCATCATTTGTCTTTCGTATCCCATCAAACACACAAAAATAAACAGTATCTTCAACGCGACTAAATTTGAATTCCTTACCGAAATTGGGCGCCGATTTTTGCAGAATTGCGCAAGGATTGTTCGCCGTGTCTTCTGGCACAAATAGAAGAGCTTTAGTGTAAGTAGTAGAAGCTAAAGAAGTACCAGGCACAATTGTCCCTGGTACTGTAATAGTGGCCAAAGAAGTTTGGCCTGGGAAAAGGATTGAAAGAGCAGTTGTGTTCCAGTTTTTGAGCAATGCCGTAATCCTTACGTTCGTCCCTAAAAAAATTTTCTGGGTGATCTCTTCTCCAAATTCGCTAATTAAAGTTTTGACACCATAATCAATTTCAATATTAACGCCTTTTTCACAGAAGCCCAGTTTTGTGCCCCATCCGGCCTCGCTCGTTAGCGACGTGGAATTCCAAAAAAGATATCCAGGGACGCGAAGAACTTCAGCCGGGTTTGGATGCGTCGCAAAAGCATATGACATATAGGGTACCCTAATTGCCGTTAAAAACGTTACTTTTTAATTGGGTGTTTTTACACATAAAAGACAATAACTTTGTCGCCATCGCCACCGTGGAGAGGGTGTGGTTATGCGTCAGGATATGTCGGAGCGCCAGATGTATGGGGTAAATGTTTCGAAAATAGCCTAGCCAGCCAATATTGGATTCTGCCAGTATTCACGGCCGAATCAACAAAAGTGAAATAATCACCTTTCAAAAAATCAGTTGCTCCTGAGACTAATAGATAGTGTAGTCCAGAAAACATTATCGGCTGAGCCAAGACTATTTCGTCCACCAACAGAGTACCCACGGTTCTAGAGGCTAAACTAATCTGACATCTAGCCCCTAAGCCAGAATTGTCTTCTTTGAAGACGTCGTACCAGCCTTTTGCTGAAGATCCAATACCTAGCGTTAGGTCAGTCCATCCGCTTTGTGCAACTAGAGCAACGACCTCGGTTTGCGATCCCAGCCGAATTGTTAAATTACCATCACATGCCGTTTCGCGATAAAACCTAACAATCAAAAACGTAGGTTTTGTAAGGTCTAGCGAGACCGAGCCTAAGTTTTGCAAAATGTTGCCGTTATCTAAGAATCGTAAAGATTTGCCTGTAGTAAGGCCAGGGGCCTTTCTAAAGATAGTAGTTGTCTCACTCGCAAAATTGGTGGCTGCGGACAAAGTCCACCCTGTTGCGGCAAAAGTCGCTCCACTCCCGCTAACAGTCTCGAAACTAGGATTGGTAAGGATTCCATCGACTGCCCGTTTAGCATTCATAGAAACTGAACCGCTTGCCGCAGTTCCAAGCTCGATTTCGTCTACCTTAGACGTTCCTACGCCGTAAAGCAATGCCTCTTCGTTGCCCAGCGTCCTCCCTCCGCTTCTGTCTGTCGCAATTTTAACGCGAATAGTCCCGACGACCGGTTGGCCAGATTCTAAATCGTGAGAAGACTTGTCTTTTGTGACCGTGTAAACTGTCCCAGACCCAATATTGCTCACATAGGGGGTAATCGCCCCATACGTGAAATTTCTTTCCGTCACCGTCTCAGAGGCATCAACCATCCCATGATAAATATCGTCCAGTGCGGCCCCAATCGTTGTCGCAATTGAATTGTAGCCGTTACGGGCTAGCTCTAAAATCATAGCTTGCAACAAATTCGAATTTGTTAGAAGAGAAGAGAACGAGCTACGAAAAGACGTCGCCGCTGACTGAGTTGCTGAAATATGCGTCCCTTCGTAACTTTGCTGTAATGTGTCCAATAAAGTGGCTAAATTAGGAGAGTTTGACGAGCCATACAAAAAAGTCTGATCGAAAATCTTTATGGCATTAGCCAATTGTGTCCATAATTCTGTTTTGCTCGCCCCCATTAATCTGCCTCCACCAAGGTGTAAGATATGCCATCTGTGACAGCCGCCCCAACTGATATAATATAGAGCTTGTTCATATCATCGCCACTGACCGGTAGTTGATAGAAACCGGCCGGCCATCTACAGCGCGTGGTATCTGCCGCAATTCTAATTACTGCGGCAGCCGCAGTTGCCGCGATAGTCCAATAAAAATTTGCTGCCACATACACGAAAATTTGCATTGTCATATTCCCGGTACCATCAATTTCCAAAGCAGTACCGCTACTGACCGGCAAATCCTCTGTGACCTGTGTAGTAGAAACCTTACCGTATACAGACTCTACCCCACTAATTTTGCTCATTATTCATCCTCCGCTATTTCGCTGATTTTGATTGTTCTGCGTCCAGCACTCCAGACTTTTGATCCTCTATCAAAATCCGGCCTGGCATTGGTTTTTTCTGGCGTAGGAACAAGAGTGCTATTGGTGTCAGAAAGCATATATCTCATGTCTTGGAGCCCTTTTAATGCGCCATAGAATCGTTTGCCCCTGCCCGTCATCATCCCGCTGTCCCTAGACTTGTAATCCTCAAGAAAAAAGATTACTCCTTGAACTAAAATTGAGAGATGACTCGAATTCCCAGTATCGGCAATGACGCCGGACATTCGCTGGAAATCCCCGGTAGCGTCGTCGCACGCGGCTTCTAACACATCCGTATCGACAATTACCGCCGTGCCGTCTTCTTGCGTAAGCTCAACAAGCCGCTGTGCACCAATCCGAGTTATTACTGCTGTTCCTAAAACGCTCATTTTTTCCTGCCTTTTCCTTGCAGCGAATAAAGCTCTTCTTTGCTGTTCTCCACTTCGTCTTTCGAGTCATGTAGTATTTTTTCCCGGTTCTCATAAAAATCAGATACGGGATTAAAGTCTTTGACAGGTATAAACGTAATCCAATCACTAACCAAGACGTCAAAAGCGGGAAAATACTCCATCTCGTCTGAATCCCTTTTCCAATTCTTATTCGACTTACGAGGTATTGTAATAACCTTTTCTTTTGAGCGCGACTTGATCGCCTCTGCCTGCTTTTCTGTAAATTTTCGAACTAAGACTCCATAGTCATAGTGTTTCTCTTGGTTCTGAACGTAAGAGGCTTCAGATGAGATTACCCGCTTCTCAAAGCTAACTGGCCCAATTTGGCAATACTCGAAGGGAGCATCTGGCTTCACGGCGCAAACATAGTCAAGATACTCTTCTACTTCTGTCGACACAGGCATTTTGAAAGGATCAAGTTTTTTTACTTTTCTCTCTTTTGTCTCAACACAGGTCGATTGTGTCAGGTACATAATTCTACTCCTAATTGCTAGTCTGTTAGGGTACTCCTAATTACGAATTATTCACTTTTATGATACAGGCAGGGAAAAAAGGCCCCAATCGAGTTCGAACGTCGCTATATAACGCGTTTTCGTTGTACTCCCTAGCTTTATCCGAATTCATCATGTCTGCTGCTATCGTTCTTACATCTTTCGGCCCACGATATGCGAATGGCTTAAAATACGAATGTCGCATCACGACGTACCAATCCACCGTGTCAGTCAAATATTGGTTCAAAGAGTACTCAAACGTACCCTTAATATAATTGCTTTCAGCGGTGTTTGAGGTATTGTCGATTTTAATGAATTCAGACTGAGACGCTTTCTGAAAAACTTGATTGGCCTCTTTGGGTGCAATCACAAACAAATTTTTATATGCTACGTCTTCTTCACTAAAAATCGGTTTGCCGGCTGTCGGATCCACAAAAGCCATAATCCTCTGCTGAACAGATGCGAAATCTTGCACGATTCCCGATACTGTCAATCCACTACCAGTTATGATGTTGCCTCCTGTTGCCCCAAATCGAGCTGCGCCATCTCCATCTGTAGCCGAAAAAAGAGATACGCCGTCATAAGCCGTCAAGAGAGAGGGATTTAAGTCTGCAGTGCCATTAAAATACTCGCTCGCAAGCACGTCAGGCAACATAAGAAAACGCTTAACTGCCATTTGGACATGAGTTCGCATATCTCCAAGCTGGTCATCTTCCTCATCCCATCCAGACCACGGAATCGTAAGGTCGTAGGGCACTATGTTCATGGTCAGCACCCTATCTTTAAAGGTCTGGTACTGTCTAGGCATCCCGTAATTCCAGAGTTTTACAAAGGGGAGGCTCTCTTTAAAAGGATAGCTAGCGTTACGAATATTTGTGTACTTCAGTTGCCGCATTAAGACTTCTTGTTGTTTTTCGTACACAGGAAACTGTTGGCGCCATGTCTCCATTAATTCATTTATAACGCCCGCTTTCAAACTTTCGGTATTAACTGCGATTGGCATAATTTTCTCCTCAAGCTCCGGGTAAATATTCTACTATGGCGTAAAGATGAAAGGCTGCGGCAACGTCAGCGGTAAAACCTGTGCCAGACGCAGCCATTTCCAATATCACAACGTCACCCATGTGAACTTCGTTTAGAGCCGTGATCGCGGTTGCGTCAATCGCGGTTCCCATGTCTGTATACACATCACAGCTCGTATATGCGAGGCTTAGAACGCCCCCTGTGACATCTACGGTATCAATTGCCAAATTGATACTTTGTGCTCCGGCGACTGCGGCGTTGTCGTGAGCGACAGGTAAAGCGTGCAAAGATATAAATTTATAGTGATCTTGCGCGGTTTCTGTCCAAATCGTTGCGGCAGCGGTGCCTTGGAATGCGTTTGTAGGGAAAGTCCCAAAGGATTTTATTTCACGCGGTGGGCGCATTAAAGACAACAAAACACTGTCGATAAAATCAAAAAGATACACGTCGCAGTAAGTTGTTGCTCGCCAGTTCGTCAAAATCCCAATCGGTAAGCCGGTTGCGGGACGAGTTAAGGTCATCGTTTGCCCGTCTGTAGCATAAATAAATTTGCCGGCATCAGTTACGGCAGACACGCCCGTAACGCTTACGTTATCTAATATAATCCCTCCACGCGAAACGGATTTATACGTAGCAGTGCCGTCCCCGGTCAACAACGCATTATTGCCGTTTGCCTGTCCAACAACAACCCCTATACCGGCCAGCTCATTTGCATCATCAGCAAATTCGCTGTGCCCAAGGCTGAAATTGTGTGCAAGCAAACCACCAACAGTCAATGCCTCAGAACTTTTTATAATCCGTTCCAATCTTTGTCTATCAAGCACATAATTTCTAGTAATCGTAGCTGTAGGATCTGCCATTTTTATCTCTCCTTATTCGTCAATTAAACATTTTCTTATAAGAACCAGGAGCTACCTGCTCCATTTCTACATTGTATTCTACCCATTTCTCCGCGGTGGGCCACATAGCCACAAATTTGTCCGCAGCGTCTCGATTGCGTTGGTTTACTGTATCCGCATAATCTTTCAAAACGCTTTTGGCGAATTGCATAGTCGCAGGGTCTTGTTGAAATTTTGCCAAGACCTTGTTAGAGTCAACTCGCGTAAAATTTTGAGCGAATTTGCTGGCTTCGTGTATTGGATATCTTGCAGAACGAGACTCAATCATATCTACAAAAACTTTTCTGTCTTTGTCACTTGAGAATTTCTGCAAGTTTTCTACTTCTTCTTCAAAGATCAAAGATGGATTTTCTTCACAAATCGCTTTTAGTCTGCTCGCATGAATCGAGACGTTCCCATGATGCTCTATCTGCCGAAGTCTCTTAGAAATCTCGTTTAACTGCATCGCGACAGAAGAGGTCGGAGGAGCAATCTCCTGTTGTCCCGCTGCAGCCTGCTTCTCCTCTTCTTCTCCGGATAGAAGCATATCCAAGACCTCGGCCATCTTCGAAACCTTTGCGTCTATTCCCTGCAGAAGCTCGTGACATTGTCCCATCATTTCTTCGGGATTAAACGAAACCGCTTCCACGTTCTCCTCTAAGCCGGGGGTTTCTGCTTCATCCTGGGGAGATGTTTCTTCAGGCCCGTGCTCGTCTGTTTGCATTTTTTTAATTGATTTTCTGGACATTTTTATTTTCTCCTTTGTTGTCCCCCCGCACAGATCACAAAACGCATCATCATCATCCGCGCGGAATTGAAGCACTTGCTCTCTAAGCGAACAAGTATACTGTTGAATGGTGTTTAGTTTGGTTTCCTCCTCCTCTAAATTCAGGATAGGAAATTGGAAAAATGACGCTTGGCTCTCAAGAAGCGCAAGCGAAAGAATTTTCTTTTTGTCGGCGTGGTACTCGACGGATCGGTAAGGATATTTCAAATCTTTTATTTGCATGAATAAAACGTCTGGTATCTCTACCAAATCGGCAAAAAATGTCTTCCCATCAAACCGGAGATTGTCAAGAAATCCAGCTCCTGTTTTATTCTCTGTAGATCCTTCGGCTTGATGTTCGATGTGGGCGCGAGGATAATAACCGTCTGTCCGCTCTTCGTTAAAATTTTTAACTATCTCGGCGCCGTCCCTCTTGTCTAATTTACCTCTTTTTTTGTCTTTAAAGGTCTGAAAGATAGGTATGTCGAAGACCGTATATTTGCCGTTCGGCTGCTGTGTCCATTTATACTTTACTTTGGTGAATATCCCTGTTCCGCGCATCTAATTAACCTCCCATACTCTTTGCAAGTGCATCCGGATTGTTTTTGAGATTTTCTTCTGTTTGCACCCGGATTTTAAATTTTATTTCGCCGGGCGTGGGAATATCCATCCCCATTGCCACGAAATTCTTACGATTCCTCAAAATGAAATCGTAAACCAAGTCTCTCGCCAAGACCTCTTCGAGTCTTAAGCGGTTATACTGTATTATCGACTGCGTTGCGCCCCGGTGTATCTGTCCCAAAGCGTAACTTCCAACCGACGGCGCTCCTGTCGTCAATTCCGCTCCAAGAATCGCGAGCTGTATTTTCGTGTCGGCATAATTCATCAAATCGGAAAGGATGTTATTGCCCGTGCTCCCAGCCTCGTTAAATTCTATTTTGTCAGATTTATCCATCACAACCATATGCCGAGACCGAGCAGATTCAAAATCTGATATAATTTTATTAACGCGGGCTTCGGCAGAAGGAAAGCCAGTCCCCAAAGCCGCATTGATCGCCGCTTTTGCGGCGTCTATAAACACCGTCATAAAAGGCTTGCTCCAGCTTTCGCATAAATCCGCCCAATACTGGATCACTTTCGATTTTATATAAGCCAGGTGATACAAAATATCTCCGAGCCCACGATGATACGGGTTTAGCTCCTCCCATTCGTGTATATACCATATGAAGTCCTGCACTGACAGTTCAGCATAAGGCTCTATTGCCTTGTCTTCTAGCACTACGAACGAGTCTACAAGTGGACAATAGATCGTCCAGTACATTTTATTCCTGTCTTTTGGGTCTCGCTCAATTCGCAGTCGCCTGCGATCCACCTCTTTAATTTGTTTTGGGACGTCCCAAACCAACGTCTGGTACTCTTTCCATCGCTCTTTCTCCCAATATTTCTTCTGTATCCCAAGCCCAAACAAAACGCCACCATAGATCAAAGATTTCCTTGCATGGGTGAAATCTTCTATCCCGCTTAATGCTCGCATAATAAGCTTCTTTAGCAGTTTGTCTTGACATTCGATTTCGTAATATTCTCCGCACGCCATGATTGACAGGAGGTGTAATGAGTGAGCAATTGCCGGATCGTTTTTCAATACCTCGTAATAGCTGTCAGAGCTAGGAGAATCGGCATATTCGTTCGGTATATAGCCGATGTACATACCGGTTACCTGCCTCAGCTCCGTGACGTATTGCGGCATATACTGAATTCGCGCTTTAACGACCATGTTTTTTTCTCTTTTCTTTTGCCTCTGCCAAAATCTTAGCTTTTTTCAACTTTTCTAAATCAGGATATATTTTTGCAAAACATGCAAGGAGTTTTTTTTTCTCTTCTTCTGTCAACCTCTCGTTCTCTGCTTTCATGCGAATAACTCCTCCTGTCCTGACGTTTTCATTCCTAGAGATTTTATAAAACCAGGAAGGAAAGAATAAACGTGCTCATAAATTTCGTTCATTTTATCTCTTTGATCTTTACGATTGCCTACCCTGCCTACTTTTTTTGAGCCATCATCAAGTATTTTTGAAAGCTCTTTCTCGGTTTTGAAGTGATCAAATATTTTTAAATATTCGTTTGCTTTCGACGCAAGCAATTTTGAAGTACCGGCCTCGATACTGCTACCTGCACGCTCGAGTATATCTTTACCTCTTGCAGCAGAACCAAAAAGCCGTTTTTCTCGCGAGAGCTTGCTTTTTATAAAGCTCTGCAAGTTGGCTCGCTCAAAATAATAATCCTCATCTTCTTCAACTTCCCCGTACAAATCTTGTGTTTTCTTTGTCGTGGTAGTTGACGATTTCATCAAATCGACCATTTCGTTTACCAAATCCCCTGTTACCCTCCTGCCTTTCTTTTCTTGCAGTTTAATCATTTCGAAGAGGCGATATTGCTTTTCTTCGCTAAAACCAGAGCCGCCGATTGCAACCCCTAAATCCTTATTTACCTCACCCTCCGCCACAAGACCAAAAATTAGCTTAGGCAGATTTGATAAAGCAAACCCCTGAGCCGCAACTGCATCTTTTAACTGGATCCCAAAAGATTCTAACGCCTCTTTCTTTAACCCTGAGTCTCTAAAAAATTTAGCAGCGTCGATTCCGTCCCCTCTGCCCTCCGCGATATTTGCCAGAGCACCAATGGCCCGCGCTTCTTTCGCTGAGTTTACCTCCAGGAATCTCACCGCAACCTTTTCGGCGCCGTGCCTCTTTGCTAATGCAAGACGATTATGACCATTGACCACATAGGTATTTTTATTTTCGGGGTCAGTCCAAACCAGAAGCATACCGGCAAAAATCGGATCGTATTTCTGGATACTACTTAGACTCCCTACTTCCCCCGACTTTGTCTGTTCACCCAAAATTTTATATTGAAATCGCTTTGGGTCTGCTAAAATTTTGTCTGGAGAAATCTCGTCAAGCCGACGATAAACCTCTGCTGCTTGCTTCTCTACACCTTTCACCACTTCTTTTGCTTTTCCCTTTAAGGCGTCGAGCTTCATTTGCATTCGTTCTTTTGTGTCTTTAAGTGATTTCTCTTTCTTCGTCCCAGGTCGCACTGTCTTTAACGCCTCTTCTTTGCCTTTTATCCGTTCTTTTAGCCGTTCTTTCAATGAGGCCGTTTTGCTTCCTGCTTTTCGATATCGGAGCGTTTTACCCGTTCTTTCAGATCTAACCGTGCAAATGTCCCCAGGTGGAATTTTCGCAATAGACGTATCGGACAATGGGCGCCCACCTGGCTTGTCACATCCAAATCTAATTACGCTCATTTTTTTGTGTCCCTTGAAACGAATAGATGTCAAAACCCTGTGATACTTCGCAAAAAGCGACCACATAAGAGAGAGCGGCAGGAGATTGAAAAAACTTGGTTAGAGGTAATTCTATTTCGGCTTTTTCTCGCTCTTCAGGCTGCTTATCCGGCCACTTACACTCTTTTAGCTCGTGTATAAGATTCTCACAACCAGCGAAAACATGAATCTTGCTCGTCCCAGTATCGCGTATCTTCAAACAATTTTGAATAGCCTGCACTCGTCTCAAAGTTCCAATCTGCTTCGTATATTTCCGCTCATCATTTGTCGTGCATTTTATTCCGTTTTTCGCTAACTGCTCTAATCCTTCTTGATCTCGATAATCACCAATCGATGCCAAAATCCGCTTCCCTTTGCTTTTCTCTATAATAATCGGGGACACATCGTTTATAAGGGTTTGAGTAGCAAACACCTCATCTATCACGTAATACTCGCGATTAGGGGATATAGCAATAAAAAGACATACGAACGGATTTTGATACCCGCGTTGTATGGCCCGAATTATGGGCCAATCCTCAATCCCCGTAGGGATTTCTCGAAAAATATGACAATCCTGAAAGTTGAAAACCTTGCCACGCCGAGATACAAACAGACCCTCATATTGTTCTTTAAACACATTTTCGTCGAGTTCTTTTCTTGCGATTTCGTACTCCTCCCGGCTAAAGGTAGGATTGTCTATGGTGGCAAATTGCCAGGATGCCCAATCGGAGAAATTCGGATCTTGTGAAAGCCCATTTTCAAAAAAAATCCTAAATAGTCCAGCATCGCTATTTGGCGTCGAAGCGGCTATTAACCGTCCGTTTCTAGGGCCTAGTCTCGCTCGGAGCATTCTCTCCCATGGAGCTCTTGCTACCTGGGAAGCCTCGCCAAGCACTATCATATCAAGCTCCTCCCCCAACAGAGTCTGTGCCTTTTCGGTTGACTTCGTCTTTACAAAACTGCCCCAGGGGAATTCTAATTTCCTAGATCCGCGAGAGGCGGATGTGATTTTGGCAGCATCTGTCAACCTCTTCCCATCAACATAAATTCTAGATAGAAATTCCAAAGCCCAATCAAATTCTTTATCAGCGAGCTCGTATTGTGACGAGACGCACCAGATACGCTTTTTTGGGAACATGAGCATAAACGCAATTTCGGCACCTGCCGCCATACTTTTCCCCGATCTCGCTCCCGCTGCAATTGCCCGAAAACGAGCCGTACTTTGGTGAATTTCTGCTTGCTTCGGGTGAGGTGTATACCCACAACTTTTAAAGAAATTGAATTTGCTTTGTATTTCTGTATGCATAACTTAATTCTACGCGAACAAAAAAAAAGCGCAATCACTTTCCAACAGTTTGGTAAAAATCCAACCAGGTGGAAGGTGATTGCGCTCGACCAAAAAAAAACGCAGGAGTGCTATTCTCGTAAGTCTAGTTCTGTTTAGACTTACAAGAAGGGCGCGGGAGTGCTATTCTCGTAGCACGAAAAAATCATAATCGCTCAGGATTTGCCTGCACGCCACGCAATAATAATGATCCTCTTCTTTAGTGGCAATAATGCAATTTGTGGCGTCGCATTTAGGACAATAAGAATTTTCTACTATCACAACTACTCCTCGGTTTTAAACGTTTTGGCACATTGGTAGCACAAAAAATAGCGGAGTGTTTTCATAGAAAAATGATTTAACGTTTTTTGCTGCCTTACTTGTTTTCCGCAACAATAGGGACATTGCACGCGAGGATGCGCGATTGTCCTCATAACTTTTTCTTTGTATTCTTTCTTGTCTTCCACTTTAGTCTCCTGAAATACTAATGTTCGCTTTTTGTCCTCTCAAAGTCAAATCACCGTCGCTGTCAATTTCAGATACGCCAGACAGATTTTTCCTTAGCTCTCGTTGATATAGCCTGCCCAAAATGAATTCGACTACTAACTTGCGTTCGTAATTGAGTATGCTATTTAAAAATATCGTGACGTACTCGATCAATCTCTCGTCATTTGTGATCGCCTCGGCGATTTTATCTTTGTTGAATAACGTCTCCATTACCATTACCTCCCATTATTTTTTCCCATACAGCCCCATAATCTTCCGGCGAAAATGCCTGCCGTTTATCCTTTTTAAAACTTGGATGATAGGCCTGCATGACCGTTTTATACACAATACCAAAAAATTTATGTTCGGGGCTCTCGAGGATAACCCGGCTTTGGTCTAACGCGATTTCTAGCAAGCCCACATTCTCCCCAAAAAGTGGTGGGGATATCGCAGCTATCGTTTCTGCCTTCGCCTGATTCTCTCTCCACCTCCGAAACCGCATTCTTAACCCCTTATCTGTATCGCAAGCACCCCTTTCACTCATGCCTGCGTCGATTTTGGCCTGAATAATTTCTCCCTCTTGCTTTGTCATTTCTCTCCTCCAAAAAAA